ACTTCTTGTGAGCTGTGGAAACAACAACGGAGGACCAAGTAAATCTGATTTATTTGCTAAAGCCACAAAGTACTTAGATGCAAAAATGAATAAGGATTCTGAGGACATGGAAGTGAAGTTCCTTGAACTGGACACTATAAAGCCTTTATCTACACGAGATATTCAAAGGGTAAAAATGCAACCTTTAAATAACGAATATAAAAAGGAAGCGAAACTTTATAGAAAATATGATGAGATAGACAAGAGCGTAGGTCGTAAATCTGGTAAGTTGACTGTAATTCAAGGCAAAAAAGTAATATCTTTAATAGACTCAATAGACAGGTGGAATGCAAGAAATGAAAAGCTAAACGAAAGTGATACCGTAGGCTATTTAACGATGATAAAAGTGGAAGCAGAAAACAAAAAATCTGGAGCAAAAGAGAAAGGATTCAGTGTTGGCGTATGTTTTGACTCAGATTATGATGTTGATGCAGGGTTAAACAAGTATGTTTATGGTAAGTAACAACGTATCGCAGATAAGGACTGATTTTTAACGATTAAATAAAACGAAATGAATACAGAGGAAGAAATAATATTACGAAAATTTTTAGGTGATCATAAATTTGATAAATTAATTATGAATGAGTCTTTATGGTTAGTGTGCCAAGCGATGAAAGCATATAAAAATATACCTAAGTTAGTTGAAAATTTGTCTTTATCTGGGGTTAGCAAATGCGATTCTTATTGTAGAAATGAAGCTAATGGAAAAGGTAGGTGTTTAATGCCAAGCAAATGCCCTGAATGTAATGGGAGTTTTTGCTAACGTGTTGTATAAGATTTTGTGCGAGGAACGAGGATAAATTTTATACTGTGTTATACATCTGGCACGGTTAATTAAAAACGAAATTATGAATAGAGTACAAAGAAAGAGAACAAAAGGCTATAAACTGCCTGAAAATACTAAATGTGTAAATAGAGGCACTAAATGGGGTAACCCCTTCAAGGTTTTATTTGAGGCTGGATATTGGGTTGTAAGAGATAAGGACGGCAATTACTATGGTAGATTATACACAGAAAAAGAAGGTGCTTCCGAAAAAGCAGTTGAATGTTATATCGGTTGGATTGACGGACAAATAGGATTAAAGAAATTAGATTTAAACGAATTGAAGGGTAAAAACCTTGCTTGCTTTTGTTCTCTTTCTGATCCTTGCCACGCAGATTACTTATTAGAATTACTAAAGTAGTGCTTGTGTATAACACCAAGCTAACAGCCGTTTTAATGGCTGTTAGCAACTGTTAAAACTCAAACCAACTTCAAAAAAGACCAGAAAGACCAGAAGTTCTGGTCTTTTTGTTTTTAAAAAGGTTAAAAAAAAGTTTGTACCTTTGAGTCATGCGTGGCCAACAGTCTCTTTTCTCTTCTAAATTCGTTAGTGATCCCTCTCCATCAGGCGATGGACAACGACCACGCAATGTTTACCAACCACAACGCAACAAGGCATTAATTGCACGGTACTACTTCCATGCTGAAATCAACCGGTACAGATATGACGACTGCATCTCGTTGTTAGAATCTGAGTTCTACATCACTGCTCCTCGAATTATTAATGTGTTGAGTAATAACAGCAACCGAATCAACGACATTATAACGGATGATCCAACGCCTAAAGACTTGGAAAAGGAACATCCGCACTTTAATTGGAAAGCTCGTTAATTGATACCTTTAAATATGGTGCATCTGACTGGGTTCGATTCCTATATGCACCACAACATTTATCAAACATTCACATTAAAATCAACATTCCCGCTTTGAACATCATCAATCGAACTATCATCATACACTTGCGCAGTAAACGTGAGGGTTGTTACTTTCACTTGATCGTACCGTTTGGGCATTGCACTTTGTGTGCGTAGCATTTCTGTCGTCAGTTGGTTGCCGTCACTGTCCATCATGTCCTTACGCTGTAAACTCTTAAAAACCTCTTGCGTATATTCAATGGCACGAATGGGGGATTCTTTTACATCATAGATCATGCAATGAAGCACTACCCTTACTTCGCCACTTTGGCCAGGCGTCATTTGTTCCCATGTTATCGGATCCGCAATTTCAACAAACACCGCTCTTCTTGGAATGGCTTTGTTGTCTTCAAAGTTTTCATATTGGTTGTTGAACCAATCCACTCGTTTGATTTTTAAAACATCGTTTAAATGGGTTTTAATCGCTCTGTAAAGTTTGTCGTAAACTATCATCTCATTATCTTTTTAAGGTCTTGTAAAACTTTCTTTTCAATCTTCTCATTCAGCACCTTTGATTTGCCCATAAATTGGCGTTTAGGCATCTTTGCAGGATGCTTGCCGAATATACGCATGTTGCCTCCTTCGTTGATTATTTCCGCGTACTTTGTGTTGGCAGTAACTTCCACGCTCTTTCCATTTGCACGCCATCGTATGCCGTTCATTAGGTTTTGTGTTTCACCACTCAATATTGGTCGCTTGGTTGCAGCAGGAGAGTAGTTGGTGAACTTTCCTCTTCGGGATTTACGCCCTGGCTTCTTAGCAGTTCCTTTGTATTTAAAGCCATACCAAGAACTCTCTGGTTTCCTTCTTTCGACTTCCTCCCACTTCTGTAGTGAACTGTCCGTAAATCCTTGGTTCTCGAAACTCTCCTGAAAGTGGTTGACAGACTCAACGCCAATCCGTGTTTGAATCTTACCGTCGAAGTAATCATTCAACTTTCTCAATTTCGCTTCTAATTTCTTAAAATCTGCCATTACAATAGATCGTTTTGAAGTTGTTTAACCGCCTGTTCTAAAGCTGTTCCTTTGTTTAAAATAGAAGTCTTGCTGTTGTTCTTAGCAATCACAAATAAACAACCATCATTTGCTTTAAACCCGTTGATCAGATCACCAGCAATTGAATTGACATTGCCCCTCGTTATTTTGCCACTAAAATCCAACCCAAGAAAGGATTGCTTTAGCTTTGAAAGGCTCTTTCCTTTGTTGTATTTTTCAAAAGAGTTTTTATTTTTATCAAAAATTGATAAGTCTCCATCCGTCTTATTATAATTCAAAGGAGCGTCCTTGTTACTTCCTTTCAATTCAAACGTTTTCCCGTGATTTGAAGTGGTGTTAAATGCGAGGTCAAGGTTTTGGCCAAACGATTCCTGTGCTGCGTTTAAACTTACTTTAAGTTTGCCTTTGCCTACTTTACTGCTCACAAACTGCTCACTCAAATGCTTGTCTTTCATTTGGCTCAAGAACTTACCTACATTTTCCTTCTGCTCTTTTGGTAACCCTTTTACAAATGGATGTTTATTTGAGAAGACCTTTTTTTGTTTTCCTGGATTCCCAACAACTCCGTCAATCGGTAACGGTGCTTCAATGGAAGTTGATTCTGAAGGTTCATCAGTAGCTTGTACCCAACAATTACAACCCCACGCTAAAGGAGGCATAAGTGTATCCCAAACCGGATCATTAATAGATTTAACTTTGCCATAATATTGCTTGTGGTTCTCGCGAGGTTCAGCAGATCTACTCGGCATGTATTTTAAATTTGGATACAAGTCTTTGCTCTTTTCAAAGTCACTCCATTTATTCGCTGCTTGAGCTTGCCGTTGAGCCATGTTGTATTCAGAACGTAAGTAATTTACATTGTATTCCTTGTCTACTTTTCGGTAGTTGGTCAGGAATTTATCAAAGGGTAGCTTCTTACCATTCTCATCCGTTAAATTCGTTTTTAGCTCGTTGTGCATTCGGTAAGATTTGAACGCTGAAAACACTCCGACATTGCTATTCAGTTGCATGACCGTATCAAAATCATTCACATCATAACCTGTTTTGCCATAGCCATCCATAACACCTTTTCGGAGTTGCTTATCTGTCCGTTGCCAAACCTCGTCTATTACACCGTCAACATCTCCATTCCTGTAACGCTGCGCAATCTGTTCCTGTTCTTTTTTAGTGAACAACCTGCGCTTAGATGCGGCGCTGAATTGTTGGTATATGATAGTTAAATCCGCCCCGAACGCATCAGGGCTTAGTCGAAAAAAGACGAGCTACCTTTTGCTTTTGTTTCACCTCCAGTTGGAAGCTGTGGGTTCATCTTTTGTTCAATAACAGGAATTCCAAACGTGTCTTTAATATAGTCTGGCTCAACGGTAAAGTGTTGTAAGATACCGCTCACGATATTCCACTCCTGTTGCAAGTTCTTTTCCCGGTTAAATTCAAAGTGAAGTCCTGAAATAGGATAACCGAGTTCTTCTAATTTAGGCAACCACTGCTCATTGATTATGCGTTCCATCCATGTTTTATCACCGTCCCAAATCTGTAGTGATAAATCCATTCCAACTTGTTCCTTTGCACGTGATCCATCTCCTGAAGCTTCTCCAATAACAGATCCGTTTAAGAGTTTTGAAATGGCGTTTCCTGAAGCCATCATCAAGTTGCTGAACAGTGAACCATCCGAATTGGGAACATCAAGCGTTCCAAACTCCTCCTCTTTATCGAAAACACCGTAAGTAGATGTTCCCATATCTCGCAACATGTTTTCCAAACGATTCAAGTGCGCGTTGTCGCGAGTGTCTGTCTTTACAAATCTTGGAGGTACGCCATAAAGCTCTGTAAATTCACTCCAGGAACCTTGAGCAAATCGTTTATAAAGCACGTGAGGAACGATCTTGTTAATCAATCCCAAGTCTTCATTTTCTCCTACCTCAAAGAGCCAAGGTGTGTATTTGGTATTTTGACGAAAATCAATACCACTTTCGTCACCTACATTCTTTACCACTATTCCACGTTCAGGAACAACGTGCCAGCGGTTAACGATCTCAACGTCTGAAATCTTCCCATCTTCTGTAAGTTTGGTGATCTCAATCAATGAGTGTCCCCAGGTTCTCGATTGCCAAGCAAAGGTCAACAACTTAGTAAACCAAGCTTTGTTGATCAGTGCCGTTGCTTCAGGATCAGGATTTCCTTTTTCATCGTACAAATCGAAATCACTCTCCAGCAAAGAGTTCATTCGCTTCCCGATTTCAGCTGATAAATCGGCATCGATTAAAACATCATTGTATATGTTGTAAAGCTGTGACCTTTTCGGGTTGTCCACATTTTCAGCGGAGCGCAACGCTTGTCTCCAGTCTCCAACTTGACGACGAGCTCGTGCTGTTGACGTTCTTATGATCGTATCGAGAACCTTGTTTGGTCGCTCTTTTAACTCTTTTTTCTCAGCCATAATTAATAATAATTTTCAGATTTTGGAACTGAAGAACCATAGCGCAACGGCGTTGTTGGCTCTTCTTCTTGTATTGGAAAATTTGGTTTAATAAAACCATCGGCCACTTTCTCCAAATAGTCAATAGCATTTCCTCTCCTTTCTTTTCGTAAGTCAGGAATGTTGTTGGGAACGATCAGAGCAAATGCATCATACAAGATCATGTCAATCAACTTTCGTTTAAGAATGCTAATTGCTGTGTTATCATCAGAATCTAAGCATTTGGTTGCATCGTATCTTACATCAAGATATCCAACCATTTCAGCAATAGCATCCTCTTCCAAGTCTTGCAATGTTGCCCATCCTGCTCCTGTTAAATCTCCAACGACATCTTCCAATTCGTCTTCTGCGATTATTTTATAAAAGTCATCTACTATTAATATTGCCATTGTTTAAAATTTACGTGATGTTCGTTTTCCTCCAAGTCTATTCGTGTTGGAGTTTATGCGCTTTTTAAAGGAGTTCAAATAATCAAACCCATACTTGTCCGCATCGGGCGCATCGTCATGTGATTTATATCCTGGTTCAATTCCTTTCAATTGTGCCAATCCTATTTGCGTGTCGTTGTGTCCTTTCAATTGTCGGTTGTAGTAAACATGTCCATTCTGATAATCAGGTAGCATTTCGCACATAGCATCATACTTGTTGCCTTTTCTCCTGTCCATCTTCACTAGGTTCAACTTGATATCGAATTCTTTCTCTACTTCGTTAATGGTGTCAATAATGGCTTCGTTCCAAAACTGAGCTTCAAATCTGAATTGAACTTTCACACCTCTTGGAAGTCTCAATTGAAAATCTTTAATCCACAATATAGCATCCCTCACAGTTGACTGCTTTGCAAAACAATCAATCAGGAATTTCTTACCGTCTTTCAATCCCCATACACGAATGGCGTTAAAATCACTTGTGGCAGTTCCACCATACGCCACATCCCAAGGTGCTGTTATTGCTTCAAAGTGATCTATGCGTGGC